TCCGCGACCGGGGACCGCGGCAGCGCCTCCGCGACCGGGGACCTCGGCAGCGCCTCCGCGACCGGGTACCGCGGCAGCGCCTCCGCGACCGGGGACCGCGGCAGCGCCTCCGCGACCGGGTACCGCGGCAGCGCCTCCGCGACCGGGGACCTCGGCAGCGCCTCCGCGACCGGGTACCGCGGCAGCGCCTCCGCGACCGGGGACCGCGGCAGCGCCTCCGCGACCGGGTACCTCGGCAGCGCCTCCGCGACCGGGGACCGCGGCAGCGCCTCCGCGACCGATCGCGGCTATATCCTTCTCGGGCGCTGGGATGATAAGGCGAAGCGCCAGCGCGTGGTAGTTCTCTATCCGGGCGAGGACGGGATCAAGCCGAACACCTGGTACCGTCTCGACGACTCCGGGAAACCGATGGAGCTCGCGCCGCTCAAGGAAGGATGGCAGGACCGGGTTCGCGAGTCGGGCGAGTCGATTTCTGAGGGCACGTCATGACCCGCCACTACGTCTACTTCGCTCACCCCATGGAGACGTACGGCCGGAAGGACGAGCGCGACGCGCTCGCCGTCATCAACCAGCACTTCATGTCCCCGAACATCGTGAACCCGGGCGCGCCGGAGATGCGCGACGCCGCGGACGTCTTCTGCCCGCTCGTGGGGATGGACCTCTTCGACCTCATCGCCTCCCACGCCGCGAGCGTGGTCGCGATGCCCTTCCGCGACGGCACCTTCTCGGCCGGCGTGGGCTCGGAACTCCGCGCGGCGCACCGCCGAGGAGTGACACTCCTCGTCGTGCGGCCGTGGCTTCCCCGAGTGCGCGACCGGATCGGGCCGCTCGACTTCAAGGAGATTGCCGTCTGCTCGATCGCGGAGACGGTTCGCCGGTTTCGCGGATGACGCCGGTCGAGATGTCCGACCGGATGCAGCGGATCGGCATCCCACCGGAGCGTGCGCGCGCGCTCATGCTGACGATCTTCAACCACTGGCCGTCTCCCACGACCGAGCCGTTCGCCTTCGAGTGGCAGGCGCTCGCGATCGAGCACGGCGGCGAAGAGGTCGCGCGGATCGTGGCGGATGCGATCGCGGTGACACTGTGATCTCATCCGAGGAGCTCGTCGTCGACAACTTCGCAGGTGGTGGCGGGGCGAGTCTCGGGATCGAGCAGGCGGTCGCCCGGCCGATCGACATCGCCATTAACCACGACGCCGAAGCGATCGAGATGCACCGCGCGAACCACCCGCAGACCCGGCACCTCTGCGAGGACGTTTGGCAGGTCGACCCGGTCAAGGTCTGCGCCGGGCGCCCGGTCGGGCTCGCCTGGTTCTCCCCCGACTGTAAGCACTTCTCGAAGGCGAAGGGCGGGAAGCCCGTGAGCAAGCGCGTCCGCGGCCTCGCGTGGATTGTCACCCGCTGGGCCGCGGCGGTCCGGCCGAGGATCATCATGCTTGAGAACGTCGAGGAGTTTCAGACGTGGGGCCCGCTGCTGCCGACCGGGATGCCCAACCCGCGCCAGGTGGGCCGGACATTCCGCGCCTGGTGGAAGAAACTTGAGCGGCTCGGGTACGTCGTCGAGATGCGGGAACTCCGCGCCTGCGACTACGGCGCGCCGACGATCCGGAAACGGCTCTTCATCATCGCCCGGCGGGACGGCGAGCCGATCGTCTGGCCGAAGGCAACCCACGCTGCGAAGGCGAACGGCCTGCCGGCGTACCGCGCCGCGGCGGAGTGCATCGACTGGGACGAGGAGTGCCCGTCTATCTTCGGGCGGAAGAAGCCCCTCGCGCCCGCGACGATGTCGCGGATCGCCCGCGGCCTGCGGCGGTTCGTGTTCGAGTCCTCGCACCCGTTCGTCATCATCACGGCCAACCATTCCGGGGCGTACCGGGAGCGATCAGTCGAGGAGCCCTTTCGGACGGTGACGAGCAGCCGCGACGCGCACGGGCTCGTCATGCCCTTCCTCGCCGGAGTCGGCGGCCGGGCCGGACAGAGCCGGCCGCGGGGAATCGACGAGCCGATCGCGACCGGGACGGCGAAGGCGGACGCCGCAATCGTGACGCCCTTCCTCACGGAGTACCACGGGAAGACCAGTCCGAACGGCGACCGCGTGCGCGCGGCGGATGATCCGCTGGCCGTCCAGACGACGGAGAACCGGTTCGGCGTCGTCGCCCCGCTCATGGTCCCGATCGACCACCAGAGCGCCGGGGACCGGGGCGCGAAGCCGGCGGACGAGCCGCTGGCGACGACGACCACGGAGAACCGGCACGCCGCGGTCCTCGCGTTCATGGAGCAGGCAAACACCGGGATGACCGGACACGAGGCGGGGAAGCCGCTCTCGACCATCGTCGGCCGTGGGACGCAGCAGCGTCTCGTCGTCGGCCACGTCGAGGTCGCGAACGGCGGGATGGGCGGGAGCGACCCGGAGCTCCCGCTCGGCACCGTGACCGCCGGGCCGCACCACGCGGCCGTCGCCTCGCACCTGGTCAAGCTGCACGGATCATGCAAGGACGGCCAGCCGCTCGACCAGCCGGCGCCCACGATCAGGGCGCAGGGGACCCACCTCGGCGAGGTCCGCGCCTTCCTCGTGAAATACTACGGCACGGCCGTCGGCCAGGCGCTCGACGAACCACTTCACACGGCAACCGCGAAGGCGCGGCTCGGGCTCGTGACGATCCAGGGGGAGGACTACCAGATCGTCGACATCGGGATGCGGATGCTCCAGCCGCGGGAGCTCTACCGCGCCCAGGGCTTCCCAGATGGGTACAACATCGAGCCCGCGTATAAGGGGAAGCGGCTCACGAAGACGGCGCAAGTCCGGATGTGCGGCAATTCGGTCTGTCCGCCGATCGCGCGGGCGCTGGTCGCGGCGAACGTATGAACCTCCGCCGCGAGGTCATGGCCGGCGAGATCCGCGACGCCTGCGCGGAGCTGCTCCACGCGGCCGGCGAGGGTCGCGCGGCGGGGAAGCTGGCGCTCACCCCCGCTTCTCTCCTGCTCCGCTCCGAGGCCTCGGCGCGCCGGAGGAAGTCGCCGCTCCTGCAGCCCGCGTTCGAGTCCCAGGTGCGCGGCAAGCTCCGCGAGCTACTCAAGGACGTCAAGGACGCGCCCGCGCTCAGGCAGTTCGCCGGCACGCCCGCTGCGCGGGAGATCGACCGGCGGATCGAGCGGGAGCGGGCGAAGCCGTGACCCGCACCGGCTGGCGCGTCGTCTGCGTCCTCTCGATCCTCGACGGCCTCGCCCAGGGGTTCGGCGCGTATTACTGCAAGCAGGCCGCGGTCGACGTGGCCGCGATCGCGCTCCTCTACGGCGCCGCCTGGTGCGTGGTCCTCGGGATGGCCGCCGCCGCGGCGGGGGAGTGGATCCCGTGATCGAGGGCACCATCCCCGGGGTCACGCGGGAGCACGAGGAGACGATCCGGATCGCGTTCGATCAGCAGTACCCGGTCGCCCAGGGGCACAAGCCGCCGAGCCAACTCGACCTCATCTGGTTCAAGGACAAGGGGCACCGCGTCGGCGACACGCCCGCGATCCGGGCGGAGGGGTCGCGCCCGCCGAAGCCGCCTCCCGGCGTCCCCCGGTTCAGCCCCCCGCCCCCGCCGGCCCGTCCGGTCCCGGGGGTGCGCGACCCGTCCGGCGCCAGCGACGAAGCCGACCCGGTCGCGGTCCAGCGCGCGCTCGACCTCTTCCACGGCGTTGTCCCCGAGGAGGCCGCGGGAGACATCCTCCCGAGCTTCGCGACCGATGACCCGCTCGATCCCTACAGCACGGCGACCGGCGAGGAGGTCCGGGCCGCACTTGACAACCGTAAACGAGATGACGTACAACCGATGAAACCGCCGGAGGGCCCGGCGGGAAGTCCGACACCAAAACCAAAGGAGAACACGATGAGCACCTCGCCAGCCAACGGCGGGGCCGCGGCAGCCGCCGCGCCCGCCCCCCTTCCGCCGCCGTCCCCGACTCTCTCCCGCGCGCCGCAGTCGATCGCCGGCATCGCGCCGGGGCTGGGCATCGCCCCCGCCCGCCGCCGCCAGGGCATCATGCGCGTCTGCATCACCGCCGCCAGCGGGGCGGGGAAGACGTTCACCGCGATCCTCATGGCGAAGGGCTTCCTCCTGGAGCTCGGCCTGGGGCTCGGCCGCCGCGGCAAGGACGTCCCGTGGTGGAACTACGACCCGGCGACCGGCGACCCCGAGGGGCCGGCGCGCATCCTCATCATCGACACGGAGGCCGGCTCGTCGATGGACTACGAGCACCTGGTCGCGTTCGACGTGATCCGGATCGACAAGCCGTACACGATCCAGCGGTACCGCGACGCCTACGAGCAGGGCGTCTCCGGCGGGTACGACGTGGTCATCATCGACTCCGGCTCCCACCTCTGGGCCGGGTCGGGCGGTCTGCGCGAGGAGGTCGACGTCGTCAACAAGAACTCGAAGTCCAAGTTCGAGGGCTGGTCGACCATCGGCCCGAAGTGGGAGGAGTTCAAGAGCTCGATCATCGTGAGCTCGAAGATGCACCTCATCGTCACCTTCCGCGCGAAGTCGGCGTACGAGATCCGGGACGGGAAGCGGGTGAAGGTGGGCGTCGACCCGATCAGCCGCGACGAGATCGAGTTCGAGTTCACGGTCGGCTTCGAGATGACGCAGGAGAACAAGGCGCAGATCGACAAGGACCGCACCGGGCTCTTCAAGGACCGCGGGTATTTCACCCCCGACGAGGGGACGGGCCGCGAGCTGATGAAGTGGCGGCGGAGCGGGGCGGCGGAGCTCCCGCAGGCCGCGGCGGGCGTCCGGCCAGGGGCCGTCGCAGGGGCGCCGCCGGCCGTCCAGGCCGCGGCCGTCGCGGTGACGAGCGGCGACGCGCCGACGATCGGGCAGCGGGACGAGACGAAGACGCTGCGGACGAAGCTCGGGCTCGATCTGGCGGACGTCAAGCGGATCGTCTGGGGCGACGAGGGGCGCACGGTGAAGACGGCGGCGGAGGCGGAGGAGCTGCTGGTCTACCTCCGGCAGAAGGCGGCGGACATGGGCGTCTCCAGCGAAGGAGGGATGTGATGGAGCTCGTCCTCACCCCCCAACCTGGACTGTCCCGCGTCCCCGGCCCGCGCGGGGGCAAGGGCTACTGGCAGCTCAACGGGCACCGCTGCTCGGGCGTCACGACCGCGACGTCCGTGATCGACAAGCCCGGCCTCAAGGGCTGGGCCGCGGAGATGGGCCGCGACGCCATCCGCGAGCAGCTCGACCCGTACATCGAGCGCGGGGAGGTCATCCCGCGGACGACGTTCGAGCAGGCCCTCGCCGCCGCGAAGGACGCCCACAAGTGGAGCAGCCGCAAGCACAAGGCCGGCGGCACGAAGGTCGACGAGTGGGTCAACGACTACGTCCGCGCCCGGATCACGAAGCAGTCGCCGCCGACCGTCCCCGGCAAGAACGACCCGGCGCTGGCCGCGATCAACTCCTTCCTCGACTGGGAGGCGCACGCGGACCCGACGTGGGTCGCGTGCCAGCACGCCGCGGCCGACCCGTCGACGGGGATCATCGGGATCTCCGACCTCTGGGCGATCCTCAAGGAGGGGACCGTGCGCCGGGGCTTCGTGCTCGACGCGAAGGCAACCACGGGGAGCAAGGCGTGGGACGAGTGGCAGCTCCAGATCAGCGGCAACCTCGCCGTCGCGATGCTCGGCCGGACGCTCTCGGGCGCCCTGGCCGGGGACGTCGAGACGATGGCGCGCTGGATCATGGGGCAGACGGACAAGCAGCCGGACTGCGTCGTCGGCCGCGCGGACATCTGCTGCCAGAAGGAGACGGGCGCGACGGCCGTGCTCGCGGAGACGACGACCGACCTGCGCGACGACTGGGAGAACGTGCTGCGGGCCGCGGGGCTCCGGCGGCGCATCCCCCAGCAGTGGGACTGATAGACCGACACGACCGCAACTTCGGAGGGTGTGTAACATGGCCGAGCAACAGACCGAGCAGCCGCAGTTCATGTTCGAGCCCGGGGTCGGGATCGACGCGCGGGTCGTCGACCTGCGCTCCAAGCAGTACAACGAGCAGGGCGCCGAGAGCGTTTGGGGATACCTGACCTTCCGCAGCGTCGCGGGGACGGAGCACACGGTGAAGTTCTCGTGCGCCCCCTGGCTCGCGTACCTCCACGGGTCGCTCCGCGAGATGGCGCAGATGCCCGAGCAGGCGTATACCGGCTTCCACCTCCAGACCAACGAGAAGGGGTACCACAACCTCGTCGGGCTCGGCGGGATCGCGGAGCCGGCGGACTGGGAGGAGCAGCGCGAGCGGCTCGGGCTCGGGAGCAAGCGCGCGAAGTCGAACGGGCGCGCCGCCCTCCCGCCCCCGGGCGCTCCCGCCTCCGGATCGTCGCGCCGCGAGGCGCCGGCTTCCGGCGGCTTCGAGGATGAGGCGTGATGGCCCCCGTCGAGGTCCTCCCGGCGGAGGCGTCGCTCGTCCCGGTCGAGGCGCGCCAGGCGGTCGAGGCCCTGCTCGGCGACGTCTGCGAGCGGGCGACCGGGCTCCAGGTGACGGACGCGGACTCGATGCAGCGGGCCGGCGACCTGCTGCTCGGCATCCGCGAACTCCAGGACAAGGTCGTCGAGAAGCTGGAGCCGTGGGTCAAGGACCGGTACCTCCCGTGGAAGGCGATGACCGACCTCCGGGGTCGTATCGTCGCGCAGCTCAAGGCGGGGGACGCGCACCTGGTCCGGCAGCGCGACGCCTGGCGCACGGCGGAGGACAAGCGGCTGGCCGACGAGGAGGCGGCCCGGCTCGCCCTGACCGCCGCAGCTCGAGCGACGGTCGAGGACAAGGTCCTGGAGGTCGCGACGGCGGCGGAAGCCGCGGGGGACACCGCGACGGCGGCGGCGCTGGTCGAGCACGCCGCCGCCCCGCGCCTCCCCGTCCCGGGCCTGCGGCCGGTCGTGGCGCAGACGCCGGGGCTCGCCGTGACGAAGCGATACCGGGCGCAGTTTCACAAGGCGCTCGATGGGGTCGACACGCAGGCGCGGCTCGATCTCGCGCGGGCAGTCGTCGCGGGGAAGGCCCCTGCCGAGCTGATTGCGCTCGACGGACCGATGGCGGCGTTGCTGGCGAAGAAGTACGGCCGCGAGGGGGAGATGTACCCGGGCGTCATGGTGGTCGAGGAGAAGAGTGAGCGGCGGACGGCGCAGCGCGGCGGTCGCGGGACCGAGGACGGGATGTGATGGCGGACGAAGCGAAGATGTGGAAGTCCGTCGCAACCATTCTCGCGGTGTTGATCTTCCTTCCGACGCACGGGTATTTCGCCGCCTGGGCGATGAAGCTGCTCTGGCAGTGGTACGTCGTCCCGGTCGGTCTCCAGCCGATCACGCTCGCGCAAGGGTTCGGTCTGCAACTCGTCTGGGTCTTCATGGCGGGCAAGAAGTACTACGGCCCCGACCCGGCGACGCCGGAGGAGCGCACCGCGAAGGTCTTCCGCCAGTCCGGAGAGGCCGTGTTGTCGGACGTGACGTGCTTCGCGCTCGGCGCGCTGGTTCACTGGTGGACATCGTGAGCGGCGTCGACTGGCCGGAGATCCCGTTCAAGCCGCGATTCGCCGTCCCACCGGCCGACCTCGCGCGCGCCGAGCGCGCGGCGGGTGCGGCGCTCCGCGCCGAACGGGAGGCCGAGGCCGTGCGGGAGCTCGACGCCCTCCAGCGTGACGACGCGGCGATGGACCGCGTCCGCGACGCGATCGGATGGATCTGGTGACGGGAGGGATGTCGGTTCCTATCCGGGACGGCGGGCAGCCAGACGGGGACGCCGCGCGTGAAAAAATGGGGGCCTCACCCTCTCTCAAGGGGCAAGGAGCGCAAGCTCATCGGGCCTCTCGCGCGACCGGCCTCTCCCCCGCTCACCGGCTCCTCTGGGAGCACCTGCAGGTCTGGGCGCGCGGGCGGAAGTACGCCCGCACCCGGAAGGAGATCTGCGCCAGCCTGGCGGGCGCGAACTCGGAGGGCGCGCGGGCATTCGTCGAGATCGGGGAGCGGCAGTTCAAGCAGCTCACGAAGGACCTGCTGGCCGCCGGCTTCCCCGCGTTCTCCTGCGAGGACGGGTACTACGCCGGCCAGGACGCCGCGGACGTGGCGGACTTCCGCCGGTACATCCTGAAGCTCGCCCGCCCGACGCTGCGCCTGGGGCAGCTCGCGCGGTGGGCCATGGAGGACGAGGCGATGCGACGGCGCGGCCTTCCGGTCCCGGTGCAGCGGCACTTCAGGGGGCAGGCGTGACGGCCCTGCTGCGCTGGCCCCGGCTTCTCAATCGTCTCTACGCGATCGCGGTCGGGTGGTTCTGGCTCCCGTGTCCTCTGTGCGGCAAGATGTTCGGCGGACACGAGGCCGGTCCTGCGAGTTTGATTACCTATCGAGGGCCCGGCATCACGCGCGGGTACATGGCCTGCTGGCGACACGATGAATCAGAAAGCCGAGAGTATCCCAGCATCGCTGTCCAGCCGGGCGAGAAGGTCACGATCTCGAAGGACGCCTTCGATCCGCACGACTACGGCCGCTGCTCGTGGTGCGGCGCTCCGCTCCAGGGGCATCCGACCGAGTGGCGCGCCGTCTGCTATGGCGACACCGTGGAATCTCTCTGCTGCTCAGCCTGTGCGAATGGTGGGAGGACACCGAAATGAGCGACACGCGACACAAGAACGTGAATTGGAATCTGGGGCCTTCGCCGATCGACTGGCGGCACGTAGACCGCGCCATTCTCATGGACATCCGGGACGAACTTCAGCAGGCGAACCGCTACCTGTCCACGCTCCACTGCTCCAACTTCCAGCGCATCCCGAAGTATCTTCGAGCGATCGCCAGCCGCAAGCGGCGGGCGAGGAAGGCGGGGCGGTGAAAGAGCACCCCATCCTATTCAGCGGCCCGATGGTCCGCGCCATTCTCGAAGGCCGCAAGACTCAGACGCGACGGGTGTGCATGGGTGGAGAACCTGCCAAGGTGTACACGTTTGACCAGTTCAGGACGGATGGATTCCCTCGGGCGACATTCAGACTGACGGGGAAACCACCAATGATCCCCGCCCCATGGAGAGGCTCAGGAAAGAAAATGCGCGCACTGTGGATTCCAACTTGCGGTGTTCGTTGTATCTATGGCGTCCCAGGTGATCGACTCTGGGTCCGCGAGACGTTCTTCCACCTGATAGACCCATACACGAACAAAGTACACGGGACCGCCTATGGTCGAGACGAGGAACTGGTGCGACGGCAGCCGGCCCTCTACTGGGCCGGCGGGATCAAGTGGAAGCCATCCATTCACATGCCCCGGTGGGCCTCGCGCCTCACGCTCGAAGTGGTGGGAGTTCGGGTGGAGCGCCTCCAGGAGATCAGCGAGGCGGACGCAAAGGCGGAGGGTGTTCTGTTGGACGGGGCCGAACCGGCGACATGCAGGTACGGCGTACCGTATCGCAAACTGTGGGACGAGCTGAACGCCGAGCGCGGGTTCGGCTGGGCCCAGAACCCGTGGGTCTGGGTCATCGAGTTCAAGAAAACCAACAACGAGGAGGCCGCATGTACGAGGTCGTGATCGCGATCATCAAGGGCAAGGAAGTCGTGAAGGTGCGGGCGTTCGTCGAGGCCGACTCGCTCGACCGCGCCGCGAAGCTGGCGGACCAGGAGGTCCGGGAGAAGACGAAGTATCCGAGCGAGGCGATCAGCGCGAAGCAGGCCGACGGGCCGGTCGTGCTCATGGCGTCCGGCGAGAAGGCGAAGTGGCTCCACGCGGAGGACATGCGCCAGGCGCCCGGCCAGACGAGTCTCCCCGAGAAATGAAGGAGCCGCTGCTGGCGCCCGAGCACGCCGCGGCCGTCGCCAGGTCGGGGGGCGGTCCGTACCGCCCCTCGAACGGGACGGAGGGCGAGATGTTCCAGGCGCGATGGTGCGCGCACTGCACGAAGGACGATTACGAGAAGGAGGTCTATTGCCCGATCCTCACGGCGTCGATGGCCTTCGGCGTCTCTGATTCGGGGTACCCTCCCGAGCTCAAGCACGACGCGCAGGGGCAACCGTGCTGCACCGCGTTCGAGGCGAAGCCCGCGTGACGATCGTACCGGTCGGCTTCGACCGCGCCTGCGAATTCATCAATGCCCACCACCGGCACCACCGGGCGCCACGGCGGTATCGCTTCACCGTGGGCGTGCAGCATGAGGGCCGACTGGTCGCGGTGGCGATCGTGGGCAACCCGGTCGCCCGCCTCTTCGCCAACGGATTCACGCTGGAGGTCACGAGGACATGCACGGACGGGACGCGCAACGCGAACTCGATGCTCTACGGGGCCTGCGCTCGCGCCGCCTTCGCGCTCGGGTACCGGCGCCTCATCACATACACCCGTCAGGACGAATCGGGCGTCTCGCTTCGTGGGGCTGGCTGGTCGATCGTTGCCCGGCGCGATCGTCCGAGGTCGTGGGCATCCGACAACGTGAAACGAAAGAGGCAGGATCACACGGAGGCCGTCCCGCGCCTTCTCTGGGAGCTGGTGCCGTGACGATCCTCGGGATGCCGGAGCGTCCCCGGTGCGACGCGGACGTCCTCCACCTCTCCCACCACCGGCGCGGGCTGCAGCTCCGGTTCAACCACTGGCCGCCGACGGACAACAACGCCGGCCGGTTCGGCCAGGGCCGGTACTTCGGCAACCCGAAGAAGAAGGCGTTTTATAACCTCGTGGAGTGCGCCCGGATCGAGTACCGCCTTCCCCTGATCCCGGGCTGGGTCGTCATCGAGTACCAGCACGTCTTCCGGGACCTGACCCACGGCGACCCGTCGAACTTCATCAAGATCACGCAGGACGCGCTCCAGAACGCGCAGCTCATCGAAAACGACCGCCGGGCGCTCTCGATCATCCTGCCCCCGAAGTACCCGTGGTCCTTCGACCCCGAGGGTCCCGCGCCCGCGATCGGGATGACCGTCAAGATCGAGCCGCTCGACCCCTTCCTCTGCCCGGCCGAGCGCCCGAAGGGCTGGAAGTGGCCGTGGCCGGACGCGGTACAATCGCCACGATGAGGAAGCCGACGACCCCCGGCATGGTCTGTTGCATCTGCGCCGCCCCGGCGACCCACGCCTGCGACCTGGTCGCGGTCGAGCCGCCCGCCATCCGCGGCCAGCAGGCCGTCTTCGGGTTCTGCGACGCGCACGACCTCCTCGAGGCCGTGAGCGTCCCGCTCTACGACAACCTCATCGCCATCCTCACCAAGGACCAGGGCAACCCCGTTACGCCACCCTCACCCAAGCTCGAGCTGGACGGCCGCGTCATCGGGGAGATCCCGGCGCACCGCGCGGCCGGCTGATCGAAGGAGATCACGATGAAACCATCCGCCCTCGTCCGCGCCCTGCTCCTCTCGCTCGCCCTCGCGGGATGCGCTGCGGCCCCCGTTGGCCGGCGCGCCGTCCTGCCGTTCGGCGCCTTCCACAACGATCAGGGCATGGTGATCTGCCCGGGCTGCGGCCGGGGAGACTACAAGTGCACGAAGGCCGGGCCGGACGCTCACATCGACGCCGTGCACCTGGACTACGTCTGCTCCTGCGGCGAGGAGTGGAGCACCGCGACCCTCACGACCGTCCCGACGTTCGACCAGCTCTCGGCGTGGCTCTCCGGCCAGCAGCAGCAGGCCGCGCAGCAGCAGCACGACGCCGAGCTGGCCGCGAAGGTGAAGGCCGAGACGTTGGCCGAGCTCAAGGCCGCGCAGGCGAGCGCCACGAAGCCCGCGGAGTCCGCGCCGGCCCCGAAGAAGGCGGAAGTCCCCGCGAAGAAGAAGGCGCCGCCGCCGGACTGGAAGGGCGCGCCCGCCGTGAAGGGGAAGCCGTGAGCCACCGCCCCGGCTGCGAGGCGCCGAACTCCACGAACGGCAACCTGATCCCCTGCACCTGCGACCACCGGACGATCGTCGAGCGGGTCCGCCGGGACTTCACCTATCACCAGCCCGACGCGGCGACGAGTCAGGCGGCCCATCGGATGCGCGACTACTTCCTCGCCCTGGCCGAAGAGATCGTCGACCACGTCCCGAACGGCCGCGAGCAGGCGAACGCGCTCACCCGCCTCGAGGAGGCGATGATGCACGCGATCGCCGGGATCGTGCGCCCATGAGCCACGACGGCCCACCGCCCGAACTGACCGCCCAGCAGAAGAAGGACATCCAGGACGCGATCGACCGCGGCGAGCTCGACAAGGTCCTCGCGCAGGAGCAGCCCGCCGACGCAAAGGAGGCCGTCAAGCTCCCTTACCAGCGTCTCTACGACCGCATCGCCTCGATCCTCGCCGACATGCAGGCCATCCAAGACAAGCTCCCGATGCTCCGCACCGTCGCCGGGGAGGAAGCCCGCGTCGAGGACTACGAGAAGCTGATCGCGGGGATCATCTACCTCTCGTCGGCCATGGCCGCGACCACGGAGGCGAACGGCAAGCTCCAGATCATCGCCGCCGCCGCGATCCGGTTCGTCCACCGGCCCGACACCGCCCGCCTCCAGCAGCTCACGAAGGCCACGAAGCGGCCAGAGGATCTCGCGGAGAAGCTCTCGCCGGGGAAGGAGGACGATATGCTCGCGCTCCCGACCCCGCCGCTCGAGGACGAGGCGCAGGCATGATGCCGCCCTGCGGGACCTGGGCGTACTGGGCGGAGTGCTGCTGGCCGCAGGTCTGGCGCCTGATGCTCCCGACGCGGTACGTCCAGCCGGAGCCGCCGCCGTTCATCGACGCGCCCGACGGCTCGGGTGGCCTCTTCGACATCCGCCGCAACATCATCTGGCTCCACCCCGCGAACGACAACCTCGTCGTCAACGCCCACGAGTACGGCCACTGGATCGCCTGGCGCGCGATGCACCTCTTCAACGCGCTCTGGGAGCTGCCCTGGCACGGCCTCGGGCTGGGCAACCGGTTCGTCCGACACCGTCGGTACCGCCAGTCCACCGGGACCCCGCAGTGATAGACCTGCTCGGCCCGGCGATCACCCTGCTCGGCCTCACGATCTGGGCGGCGTCGAAGGCGTGGGACTGGGCGCTCGACGAGGCGTACCGCCGGTCGATCCGCGCCCAGTCGCCGGATCCGTCCTTTCCGTATCACCCGAACTGCCGCTGCGACGTCACGGTACCAGCGGCCCGGGATGACCGCGAGGACGACGAGGTCCGCCGCCTGCTCGACTCCATCGGCAAGCCGTGAGCGGCGCCGCCCTCTCGATAGAGGATTTCGACGCCCTGATCGCCCGGATGTACGACTCCGGGTATCGCGTCGTCCCGGACCAGATATTCGTGAGCCCGCGTACGATGTACGGCATCCACGGTCGCGCCATCCAGAACCACCACTTCGCGCGGTTCATCTACGCAACGGCCCACCTCTGGCCCGTCCAGGAGCTCGCCCGGGCCCTCGAGGGCCGGATGGACCTCGGGCCGGCGTTCGAGGGCGAGTGAGCGATCGACCGTTGCCGGACGGCGCCCGGGAGATGACCGCCGTCCCGCTAGAGCGCATCCGGCCCACCTGCCCGCGCTGCGGCGTCCTCGTGCAAGTGGAGATCCTGCCGCTCCGGCCGCCCGCGGTCCTCCGGTATGCGCTGAAATGCCACGGCCACAAGGAGCGCGTCACCCTCGACCTCAACGAGCTCGACCTCAAGCCGTACACGGCCGTCACGTTCAAGCGGTCGACCGCCGGCCAGGTCGAGCGGATCGAGGAGATCGACTATCCCCGGGCGTTCGAGGAGCAGGCCCGCGTGCGCCTGCAAGCCTGCGCCGACTTCCTGGCGCTCCTCTGAGCCGCCCTGGGCGCCCGTCCCGCCGGCCGTTCGCCACGGTCCACGTCCCGAACAAGAAGGCCCCGTACGGGACGACGAACGTGACGGACAACCCGAGACGGGACGCGAGCGGCGCAAACCTCGAGGTCGCCTGCCCGGCCTGCGCCCGGCCGGTCTGGCGCGGCGACTACCCGACCGGCTCCCCGCGGACGTGTATCTTCTGCGGGACGACGTATCCGCAGCCGCCCCTCGTGGTATGACAGGGGCATGGCTCGCAGACCCCGCCCGAAGGGCAAGCGCGGCGGACGCCGGGAGTGGTACCCGACCCCGCGGGACATTGACCGCGTAAAGGAGGCGATCTCCGAGGGCGAGACGCTCGAGAGCGTCGCCCGCTCCGTCCTGCACATCGCGCCGAGCACATTGTTCAAATGGCTCAAGGCGCACCCCTCCCGCGCGCACCGCAACCTCAAGCTGGAGCCGGGAGCGGAGTTGTCAGAGGCCATCGATGAGGCCGTCTCCGTCCTGGTCGGAAAGGTCGAGCGGAAGGTCGCGAACGTGAGCATGAACGACAAGCACCGCCACTGGGGGACCGCCGTCCGCATCTTCCTGCCGAACCGCGGCGGCGACACCTGGCGGAAGGAAGCCCGGGCCGCATCCGGCAAGCCGGAGGAGCCGACGCCGAAAAGCCGGGGAAAGGCGACCGTGAGCCGAGAGGAGGTCCGCGCGATGCTCGAAGGACTCGACCGTTCCACCCGCCCGGCGAAAAAGAAATAGCCGACCGCCGCGCGCGGCCGATCCCGTCGCCGTCGTCGAGGACCGGCTCCGGCTCGACCTGATCGGCCAGTACAGCGCGCCCGCGTTCTACGACGGACAGGAGCGCCCGCGGAAGCCAACGATCAAGCAGGGGATGTTCCTGCTCTTCGAGGGCGAGGAGGCGCTGTACGGCGGCGCCGGGGGCGGGGGGAAGTCCGACGTCGGGCTCATGGACATGCTGCGATTCGTGGAGGTCGACGGGTTTGCCGGCCTGATCCTGCGGCGTACCATGACCGCGTTGCGCCAGCCGAAGGCGCTCCTCGACCGGGCGACGAAATGGTTCGCGGGGACGAAGGCGCACTGGCACGGCCTCTCGAACTCCTTCCGCTTCCCCGGGAAGGGATCGACCGGGGCCGGCGGGGCGTCGATCACGTTCGGCGGGCTGGAGAACCGGAAGGCGTACGAGCGGTACGACTCCGCGGAGTTTCAGCGCATCTACATCGACGAGCTCACGCAGTTCCAGCGGTACGAGTACGAGCGCATCCAGTCCCGCCTCCGACGCCCGTCGGAAGGGCCGCTCTCCGAGGTCCCGCTCGGCATCCGGGCGGGCGCGAACCCGGGCGGCCAGGGGCACGAGTGGGTGAAGAGCTATTTCGTGAACTCGGAGCCCACGGCGGACAAGATCTTCATCAAGGCCGTGATGGAGGACAACCCGTACCTCGACCGGCCGGCGTACCTCAAGACCCTCCAGAAGCTCCCCCCGCGCATCCGGGAGGCGATCCTCAAGGGCAACTGGGACCTCGACATCGGGGCCGGCGTCTTCCGCCGCGACTGGTTCAAGTACGTCGACGCTCTGCCATCCGTCGACGAGCTCACCGGGGCGCTCCGCTACTGGGACACCGCCGGCACGGAGGACACGGGGGACAACGACCCGGACGCGACGGCGGGCGTCCTCGAGCTGCGGACGAAGAGCGGCCTCTTCGTATTCGCCGACGTGGAGTACCTGCGGGACACCTCGGACGTCGTCATCGAGCGGTTCAAGCTCAAGGGCATCGAGGACCTCAAGCGGTACCCGCGCGCGCTCTATCTCGCGGTGAAGGAGCAGCAGCCCGGGAGCGACTCGAAGGGCATGAACCCCCGGTATGCTAGGATTGCGGCTGATGCAGGATTCCGGTTCAAGCCCGACCCCAAGCGCGCCGACAAGATCGACCGGGCCTCGGGGCTGGCGATCGACGCGGGGGCCGGCCGCGTCCGCGTCTACCGCGGCGAGTACGACTATGAGGCGTTCATCGACGAGCTCGTCAACTTCCCCACGGTCGGGACGCACGACGATCGGGTCGACGGCGCGAGCGGCGCGCACTTCTTCCTCAACGGTGGCGCGGGCGTGAAGGGCGACGGCATCCTGGAGCACATGAGGAAGAAGGCGGAGGCGGCGCTGGCAGACCGCACGGAGCACGAGGCGCACGCGGGCGATCCGCCGCACCCGCAATCGACGAGGAGGGCAGACATTGAGTACGCGCGGCGGAGGTAAGCGGCGGCGGCCGTCGAGCCGCACGATCGAGAAGGCCCACGCCCCGCGGCCCGTGACCCGCCCGGTCGTCCGGCCCGCGGCCCCGATGCAGATGGACCCCCGCATCCTGGGCAAGGCGATCGAGCTCGCGGCGCGCAGCCTCATCGAGAACCCGACGCTCGCCCCGCTCGTCCCCGGACTCAACAGCGCGAGCGTGCCGCAGAACCGGCAGCCGGGCGCGGCCCCGGCTCCGGACACGCCCTCGCGGATCGAGCCGGGCCCGGGCGCCGGCTTCTTCGGAGCCGGCCAGCCGCCGAACCTCACGACGACCGACAACGTGAAGGGGCGGACCCGCGACTACCAGACGAACATCAACCTCCGGTTCACGCCCGGCGAGGACCAGGGCGTCACCTTCGACGAGCTGCGGGCGCTCGCCGACGGCTGCACGATCCTCCGGGGCGCGATCGAGACGCGGAAGGACCAGATCAGCTCCCGCCGCTGGACGCTCCAGCGGATCGGCTCGAAGAAGAGCGCCGAGCAGGACCCGGAGGCGAAGGAGCTCGAAGCCTGGCTCCGGTACCCGCAGCGCCTCGACAACGGCGACCCCGAGTACGACTTCGAGGAGTGGACGCGGGTCTGGGCGGAGGACTCGATCGTCCTCGACCAGGCGGCGATCTACACGCGGCCGACGCTCTCCGGCCGCCCGTTCTCCCTGGACGTGATCGACGGCGCGACGATCCTGCGCCGGCTCAACGAGGACGGCCGCACGCCCTCTCCGCCGTCAACCGCGTACCAGCAGAAGATCAAGGGCGCGATCGCGGCGAACTTCACCACGCGGGAGCTGCTCCTCGTCGTCCGCAACCCGCGGTCGAACCGGCTCTACGGGTACTCCGTGGTCGAGCAGCTCATGATGATCGTGAACATGGCGATCCGCCGGGACATCGTCAAGCTGGAGCACTACACGTCCGGCAACATCCCGCCGGCCCTCATCAAGGTCCCGAAGGAGTGGGGACCGGAGCAGCTCGAGCAGATCGACAAATACTGGCAGACGATGCTCAACGGCAACCTCGCGGCGAAGAATCAAGTCCAGTTCATCCCCGGCGGCGAAGGCGAGTCGGTCTACTTCTTCAAGGACGCCATCCTCAAGGACCAGTTCGACGAGTGGCTCGCGCGGGTGATCGCGTGGCTCATGGGCATCAGCCCGCAGGCGCTCCTCTCGACCACGAAGCAGGGCCAGGCCACGAGCGAGGAGATGGGGAAGGAGGCGCAGGACACGGGGCTCGACCCGTGGCTCAACTTCCGCCGGCGCGTCATGAACCGCCTGATCCAGATGTACCTCGGGCATCCGAACATCGAGTACATCGACCTCGATCGCGAGGGCCGCGACAACCTCGACAACGCGCAGGCCGACGAGATCCGGGTCAAGAACGGGCTGCGGTCGCGCGACGAGATCCGCGAGGAGGAGGGCAAGGGACCGATCCCGGGCGGCGACGTCTACACCGTGGAGACGGGAAGCGGGCCGGTACCGCTCGATATGGTCGCGACGGGCGCGATGATGCCGGCGCCCGCCCCGGCCCCCGTCGACGGTCCGGGCGCCGAGCCGAAGCCCGACGAGATCTCGCCGGCCGAGCGGGCGATCCAGCGCGCGGAGAAGCACTCCGCCCGGGCGAACGGGAAGGCCGTCGAGCTGGAGAAAAAGGGACGGCGGCGGACGAAACGCAGCATCCGCCTCCGAGAGCTGCACAACCCGAAGCACGGCGACGCGGAGGACCGGCTCAAGGACCGGTTCGCGTCCTACCTCGCTGCGTCTCGCCCGCGCGTCATCAAGGCCGCGCTCTCGGAGTTCGCCGCGCTCTCCGAGGCCGATCGCGCGATGCCTTCGGGCGACCTGCAGAAGGCCATCGGATCCCGTCTTCGGAAGGCGGAGGAGGAGGGCGGCGACGGACCGGGGACGGACGCGCTCATCGAGGTCGTCGAGGCGGAGCTCCGGCTCGTCGGCCTGGCGCAGGCGCGGGCCGCGGTCGCCTCCCTCGAGCTGGCGGACTCCTCGGGGCTCGTGAACAAGACGAACGAGATCGTCTCCCGGTACGCCCACGAGCGGGCGGCCGAACTGGTCGGGAAGCAGTGGCGCGACGGCGAGCTAGTCGACAACCCGAATCCCCGGATGGCGATCACGGACACGACCCGGGACCGCATCCAGGCCATGATCGCGAAGGCTGTCGACGACGGCTGGACGTCCGAGCAGCTCCAGGGCGAGCTCTCGGACAACTTCCTCTTCTCGGAGTACCGCGCCCGGTCGATCGCGGAGACGGAGCTCGCGTTCGTCAACGGGTACGCGAACATGCAGACGTACCGGGAGTCCGGGGCGGTGGCCGGCAAACGCTGGCTCCTCTCGAACGTCCACGGGGAAGGCAAGCCCGACGAGTGCGACGAGAACGCCGCGGCCGGGTTCATCCCCCTCGAGCAGGCCTTCCCGAGCGGCGACGCGATCTACCCGGCGCACCCCGCCTGCGCCTGCGACGTCGAGGTCGACCTCCACCCGGAGGAAGGCGGAGACGAGGCGGGCGACGAATAGAGCGATCGGGTGCGGGGTATGGTAACGGCCACCAAGGGGGTTCATTACCCTCGCAAGCGAGTTCGACTCTCGCCCCCGCACCGGGTCGCTTGACACGCCCCGTCCCCCCCGTGGTAGCGTTCGCCCATGAATGAGTGACATCCGCCTCGCCTGCCGCAAGCCGACCGCCCCGCTCGCCCCCGTCTTCCTGACGAAGGGCGACCAATTCACCTACTTCGTCCCGATCGATTTCGAGAACGTCACACTCCGGAAGGGGAGCGACGGCTCGGACGAGGTCATCGTCGCGGGATACGCCTCGACGACCGCGCTCGACGATCAGGACGAACAGATCGCGATCGACGCGATCCACAACGCGGCGCCGGACTACTTCAAGTGGTCGAACGTCCGCGAGATGCACACGAAGATCGCCGCGGGCGTCGCGCTCACCGGGTACGTCGACGACAAGGGCCTGTACCTGACCTCCGAGGTCGTGGATACCGGCTCGATCCGGAAGGTCCGGAAGGGCGTGCTCAAGGGTTACTCGATCGGCGGCCAGGTGCTCGCGAAGAAGGGCAAGCTCGTCACGAAGATCAAGATCAACGAGGTCAGCCTGGTCGACCGGCCGGCGAACCCCGAGTGCGTTTTCGACATGGTCAAACGCTCGATGGTGATCGACACCGCCAAGGAGGACCCGATGCCGCGTACGCTCCCCGTGATCCAGAAGTCGCTCTACTGCGCCGCGCGCGCGATCGAGATCCTCGCGGCCATCCGTGGCGCCGCGCAGAACTGGACCGCCGAGCAGGCGATGGAGGGCGAGGTCGACGCGCTCTCCGGGCTCTGGAAGAGCTGGGAGGCCGCGGGCGCGGCCGTCTGCTCCGCCGTCCTCAACGAGGAGATCGGCGAGGGCGTGACGGACGAGACGCCGGCCGTCGAGGAAGGCGTCGAGGCCGCGGCGTCGATCGGCTCCCTCGTCAAGAAGGGCGCGAAGTTCTCGAAGGAGACGCGCGCCGCGATGAAAGAGCTCATGGACGCGGCAAAGGCTCTGCATGAGAAGATGGGCTCGCTCCTCGGCGAGAAGGCCGCGGAGCCCGAGAAGCCCGCCGAGGCGACGCCGCCCGCCGCTCCCGCCGCCGACGCTTCGGCCGCCGGGAAGGCCGCGGGCAAGCATCCGAAGAACGCGGAGTTCGAGGCCTGCATGAAGGAGCTCGGCGACGTCATGACCGCCCACAAGGACGAGCTGGGCGAGGCCGCGTCCGCGAAGCTCAAGGCCATCCACGAGAAGATGGGCGGTGCGCTCAAGGACGAGGGCGGCTCCGCGCAGGAGGAGACGGCGACGGAAGCGCCCGAGGGCGCGCCGGCTGGCGGAGCGAAGGAGTCCGCGGCCCCGGCCGGCGACCTGCAGAAGGCGCTCGGCGAGGTCCAGTCCCTCCAGAAGACCATCGGGGAGAAGGACGCCGAGATCGCGCGGCTCACGAAGGTCCTCGACGAGACACCCGTCGCCGGCAAGGGGAAGACCCGCGCCGCGGCGGTCGAGAAGAGCGCGGACTCCAAGCCGGAAGGGGAGAAGCTCTCCCAGTCCGACGAGGATCTCCGCAAGGGATACGAGGAGAAACTCAAGGCGGACCCGGGCAACCAGGCCGCCGTCATGGGCCTGATTCGTCTCGCCCGCAAGAATCCGACCATCGTGATCGCTCACCCGGGAACGGGCGCGGTCGAAGGAGCCTGAACCAATGTCTGAGCTGACCGATACCACGATCCAGAGCCTCCGCGACGCGCGGGCGAAGGGCAGCATCACGAACCTCCTCAAGGCCGCGGGCATCACCGTCGCCTCGAACCTGACCTCGTACGACCTCGAGGCCACGGCGAAGAACCTCTTCACCGTGCTCACCCCGCTGCTCAAGGAACTCCCGACCGAGAAGGGCAAGGGCGGCGACGCGACGCACTGGAAGGCGGTCACGGCCGTCAACACCACGAAGCAGTCGATCGGCGTCTCCGAGGGCAACCGGAACGCGTTCATCTCGATCACCACGAAGGCCTACACCGCGGCGTACAAGGAAGTCGGCATGGACTCCTTCGTCACGTTCGCGGCGGACGAGGCGGCCGAGGGCTTCGATGACGTCAAGGACGTCAACTACTACACGATGCTCTCCTCGCTCCTGATCGAGGAAGAGGCGGAAATCTTCGGGGGCAACACGTCGATCGCGCTCGGCACCTGCGGGACGCCGACGCTCTCGGACAACACGGCGGACGGCGGAACGATCCCGGAGACCACGACCCTCAAGGTCTACTGCGTGGCGCTCACGCCGGACGGCCTGCGGAAGGGTCCCTCGATCGGGGACAACACCTACTACAAGGCCGTGACGGGCGACGTGCTCTTCATGTCATACACCCGGACGAACGCCGACGGATCGACCGACGTGATCGCCGGCTTCAACGGGCAGATCAGCGCCGTCGCGTCGATCACGACGGACACGGACGGGAACAACGCCCACACCGTCAGCGCCAGCGTCACGCCCGTCGTGGGCGCGGTCGCCTATGCGTGGCTGGTCGGGCCGACGACCGGCGCGGGAGCCCTGTTCTACGGGATCTCGTCCGTCGCGAACATCAAGATCCAGGACGCGGTCGGCGCGGGGACCACGGCGGCGAACAACGCCGGCCTGGCGTCCGACCTCTCGCAGGACGACCTGATCTACGACGGCCTGCTCTCGCTCATCAACGGCGCCGCCCAGGGCGACGGGGACACGAGCTCGGGCGCGTACCGGAACGTCCTGGCGAACGGGACCCCGGGCACGGGGACCCCGCTGACCGGCAACGGTGCGGCGGGCGTCAACGAGATCGAGACCGCGTTCAAGCACTTCTGGACGCGCTACCGCCTCTCGCCCGACAAGATCTGGGTGAACGCCCAGCAGATGCTCGACATCACGAACCTCGTGCTGCCCTCCGGCGGCTCGTCGCTCGTCCGCTTCAACGTGGACCCGCACGACGCGACCCGGATGATCCAGGCGGGGGTCGCGGGCGGTCTGGTGATCGGCTCGTACCTGAACAAGTTCGGGGCAGCGATCCAGGGCCAGGGCAACACCACGGGCCGGCTGATCCCGATCGTGATCCATCCGAACTGCCCCCCGGGCACGATGGTCTTCACGACCTACAAGCTGCCCTACCCGCTGCCGAAGGTGCCGAACCTGATCCAGTTCAAGACGCGCCGCGACTACTACGGGCTCGACTATCCGGTCGTGTCCCGCAAGTGGACCTACGGAACCTACCGGTCCGGCGTCCTCCAGTCGTACGCGCCGTTCTCGCTCGGGCTCATCACGAACATCGCGTCCACGAACTAACCAACCGCGCGACGGGGTCCGGCCGAAAGGCCGGGCCCCTCATCGCGTCCACCAAAGGAGCCGCTCATGAAGTTTCAGGTTCTCAATCCCGCGAACGCCGACGGACAGGGCAACGCGCGCCCGCTCATCCTCGCGACCATCCCGCACCCCGAGAAGAAGGAGTATCCCGAGGGGATGCAGATCAAGGCCCTCGACAAGGAGGGGACCTTCGAGCTCGGCGCCTTCGAGGCGCACTATCTCAAGGAGCACGGGATGATCGTGAACCGGCTGGAGTCCGACGCGAAGCCGGGCACGCCGTTCGACCCGATCCCCTTCAACCAGATCGGCTACGCCTCGTTCGGCCACGGGAAGAAGCGGAAGGACTGCCCGTACAACCCGAAGACCGAGACGCAGCAGAAGGACGCCTGGATCGACGGCTGGGACCAGGCGCACGACGAGAAGGACGAGATCCACGCCGCGTTCACCCGCGGGGCCGCGGACTTCAAGAAGCACGTCAAGGAAGACGCGAACCCGCTCGCCGTCGCGGATCCCGAGAACGCGACCGACCACCAGAAGGCGCTCGCGGCCTCGTGGGTCGAGGGATGGCAGAAGGCGAAGGACCAGGCCTAACGTGCTGGCCCGAGTCTACCAGCCCGTCCGGCGCACGGTGAGCGTCGCGGGCGTCAAGATCACGGACGCGGAGGGCCGGATGAAACCGGTCCTCCGCCTCTCCGTTGAGGGGCGCGAGGTCGTCGCACGGGGCCGGCGCCCGAGCGATAGAGAGTTCGGCGTCCTCGAGCTGACCGGCGCGGAGGTCGTGTCCCTCAAGGCGCACGGCTACAAGGTGGTCGGCGCGTGAAGGCGTACTACCGGACCTCCGGCAAGCTCCTCGCGCGGCTGACCGAGCTGTGGGTGGACGGCCACGTCATCACCGCAGACCCTCGCGGCCTCTTCCTCCTGGAGGAGGCGCAGGCGGCGCGGCTGGGCGAGAACGGCATCCGGCTCGACTGCTTCGAGCAGGTCCCGGACGAGACGGAGGGGACGCAGCCCGCGCCGATCGCCGGGGGGGCCTGAGCCGTGCCGGCCGACACCGCCTTCACCACGGTCGCGAAGATCAAGAGCCAGGTCCAGTCGAAGACGATGACCGCGACCGACGACGCCATCCTGGCGGACATCGCCGCCGGCATGACGCCCGCCGTCCAGCGGAAGCTCGGCCGGGACATCCTCCAGAACACTTACACCGTCCGGTTCAACGGGACCGGGCGGTACGCGGTGATCATGAAGCAGACGCCGATCGTGTCCGTCACGTCCGTGCTGATCGACGGCGTCACCATCCCGGCGGCCGTGGACGCGCAGCACGCGGGGTACATCTTCGATCAGGACACGATCTATCTGAGCGAGGGCGGGGTTGCGGTCCCGGGGTTCTCCCCGAGTCCGATGGGTGCGGGGCGGGTCTTCCGCAAGGGGATCCAGAATTGCACGGTCGTCTATGTCGCCGGGTACTCCGCCGTGCCGGAGGACATCAAGCGCGCGGCGCAGATTCAGGGGGCGTTCGAGTACCTGCGGCGCAACCGTCAGGGGCTCAAGTCTCTCGCCATCCAGGGCGAGGTCACGTCCTACATGGATCAGGAGTGGGACCCCGACGCCGAGGGGAAGCTCGCGCGGTGGGTCCGGGTGCCGCGCTTCGGGGGGTACTGATGCCCCCGCCCCTGCCGTTCACCGTCGTCGTCAACACGGACCGCCTCAAGGGCATCCCGCAGCAGGTGGAGAGCCGGCTCGTGCGCCGCCTCGGGAACCTCGGCCTCGAGATGGTGAGCACGATCAAGGCCGACAAGCTCTCCGGCCAGGTCCTCCGGCGCGTCACCGGCAAGCTCTCGCGGTCGATCCACCGGGAGGTCGAGGTCGTCCCCGGCCGAGCCGTGATCCTGCGGATCTACGCCGGACGCGAGGCCCCGTACGCGAAGCCGCACGAGTACGGCCTGCTCGTGGTGGTGCCGGCGCATCTTCGGAATAACCCGTCCGGCGATCATCCGATTTTCGTCCGGTCGTACACGGTCCAGTACCGGGAGCGGAGCTTCCTGCGGTCGACCGTGGGCGAGTACCGCGACCGGTTCGGCGAGACGGTCCATAGTTCGGCCATCTTCCCGGCGCCCCGATGAGCTGGACGCGCAACGCGGTCTACGACGCGCTCCTCGCCCGCCTCCAGGCGTGGACGCCGCTCACCACGATCTGTCCGGCGGCCAACATCACCCGCCGGCTGCCGGCGGACCCGCGCAGCCCGGAGGCCGCCTGCCCGTACCTCGCGATCGTCGAGATCGGGGAGGAGACGGAGCAGAGCAAGGGCACGCCCGCGCTCGACACGCTCGACGCCCGCCTGATCGGCGGGCTCCGGCCCGGGCAGCAGCCGGACGAGGCGAAGTCCCCGGACATCAATGACTTCCTCGACGCGATCCGCGGGGCGCTCGCGCCCGACCCGGTCACGGGCTTCCAGACGCTCGGCGACATCGTCTCCCACTGCTGGGTCGAGGGCCGCACGGGGATCGAGGAGGGGCTGGCGCTGGCGAACCCGTCCCTCGTCGAGGTCCCGATCCGCATCCTCGTCGGACAGGACAACGACGGATCCGGCCGCCAGTTCGTGTTCGACGTGGGCGAGATGTTCGCCACGCTCACCGGCCGCCAGGGGGACCAGGCGGCGCCCACGCTCCCGACCGTGGTCCGGTTCGGGGGCCTCAAGGGCGTCCGCCTCGAGGGCGCGCAAGAGCTCACCTGGGCGAGGTCCGGCCAGCTCTACGCGATCAGCGCCGCCCGGAAGTACACGACCATCGAGGGGACCGCGCAGCTCGCGGCGATCGACTCGCTCCTCTCGAACCAGATCTTCTTCGGAGAGGACACGGCGACCGGGGGCGTCCTCGTGGACGTGGACCGCCCGTACACCCTCTCCCCCGCGACCTCGCTCGACGAGCAATTCCTCTACACGCCCGGGGAGCTCGGGGTCGCGAGCGGCGGACTCTGGACGACCCTCAACAGCGGCGCCGTTGACGAGATGGTCGTCGCGTCGAACCCACCGGCCGGAGGCGGGAAGGCCGTCAGCCTCTCGTGGACGAGCGCGGGCGCGCCGAACATGCTCCGCCAGTTCACCGCGATCAACGTCCCGTACACCGTGACATGGGTCGTGCAAGGGAAGTCGGGGAGGACGCACCGGCCGAGGATCGACCTCATCGCAGAGGTCGTCGGGTTCACCGCGTACCAACTCTGCCAGGTCTATCTGCAGACGAACGGCGACCTCTCGGTCGTCGACGCGACGGGGACGCACGCCGTCACCGTGGGCATGACCGACGACGCCTGGCACGAAGTCGCGATCGCCGTCGACCCTGCCGGCGTTGTGACGATCACCGTCGACGCCGGATCCGTGCTCTTCACCGGGGCGATCGTGACGACCCACGGGACGAGCCTCGTCGGGGTCTGCCTCGTGGCTTCGACGCAGGGCGTCTTCACGGACGAGTCGGACTTCGCGCTCGTCGGGCGGGTCCTCATCACGAGCCCGGAGCCGGGGGTGACGATCGCCCCCCCCAACTCGGGGACGTTCGCGGGAGATCTCGGGGTCGCCTACGCGGCCACGGGCGCATTCCTGACCCGGGTCTCGGGAGTGCCGTCGGCCTCGGGGACGTTCTCGCTCACGGGTTCGACGTACCTCTTCGCTGCGGCCGATCGAGGGGTGGCGGTCAAAATCTCTTACACCTACAGCGTCACGGTCGGCCAGTCGATCTCCGTGACGAACCGGCCGGGGGGCCTCGCGCCCACGTTCAAGGTGACGCTCCGGGCGCGCTATAATGGCCGCCAGATGGCCGTCATCCTGAACCGCTGCGTGGCGACGGACCTCGTGCTGCCCGAGCAGCTCGAGCGGTTCATGGTGATGGATTTCAAATTTCAAGCCCTGGCGGACACCGACGGCAACGTCGGGCGCTGGTCGTTTCTATGACCCGAGGAGGTTGAATGGGACAGGACGAGACAAAGGTCTATATGCCGGGGCCGTGCACGGTGGTCGTGAATGGCGGCGACGTCGGACACACGGACGAGCACGGGGCCGAGGCCGATCCGATCGAGGCCTACGTCGACGCGAAGGCGGGCAAGTACGGCCCGCACGGCGCGCCCGTCCAGAAGTTCTCCGCCGGGACGATGGTCAAGGTCAAGTTCAACCTCATCCAGTCCGTGTACACGGACATCGCGACCGTCTATTCCCTCTTCACCGCGACCACGAGCGGCGGCAACACGAAGCTCGGAATCGGCCGCAAGGCCGGAGCGCCCCTGACCGGCGTGACCCTCGTCCTCACCCCCGAGCAGTCCGCGCGGACTCCGTTCTCGAAGTTCACCCTCACGCGCGCGGTGCCGACCGGCGCGCCGAAGCTCGTCTGGACCGCCGAGAAGTACCAGGCGTGGGCCTGCGAGTTCGAGGGCATGGTCGACGAGGCCGGCGGCTCCGAGGGCTTCTGGCTCGGGACGCTCGGGGACCCGACCATCAGCGCAGACGTCACGGCGCCGACGGCGACGTGCGTGCCCGTCGACGACGCGACCGGCGTCGCGACGACCGTCGTCCCGGTCGTCACCTTCTCGGAGATCATGAACCAGAACACCCTCGACGCGCTGCACGTCAAGCTCGTCGAGTGGTCCGGCGCCGTCGGGACGAACCCGACCGTGCGCGCGTGTACCCTCACGCCCACGACCACGACCCTCACCATCACCCCGGCCGCCCCGCTGACGTCTGGACTGAAGTACAGCATCCAGCTCAACAGCGTCGCGGACCTGGCGGGCAACCTGTTGAACGGCGGCTGGGCGACGTTCGACTTCACCATCGCGTAACGTGGGCGCCTCCGTCCTCCTCGCGCAGCCCCGCACGGTCGACGTGACCGTGCGCGGGCAGATGGTGGTGGTCCGGGAACTTACGATCGGGGATCTCGCGCCCCTGGCGGCGATCTTCGACGAGATGCAGATCCTCCTCACGCAGAAGCTCCCGGGGGCCGAGATCGTCAAGTCGCTCGCGGACCGGATGATCGGGCAGATCCTCGCGGCGAGCACGGGCGCGAGCGAGGAGTTTCTTCGGACCCTGACTGCGACGGAGCTGCTCGGCGTCCTGGAGCAGGTCTGGTCCCTGAACCAGCTCGGCAACCTGATCGGGCGCAAGATGACGGAGGTCCTATCGTCTCCCGCGTCGGGGTGAGCCTCGACGTGCTGATCGCCGAGCTCTGTCTCGCCTACAAGTGGACGCCCGACGTCGTGGAACGCCTCACGATCGGGAAGGCCATGATCTACGCCGCCGCGGCCGGCGTCTCCCGCTTCCGCCCGCTCCCGAACCGCCCCGCGGCCGGGGGCCCGGCGGCGCCCCGGGACGAGCACGCTTGGCAGCGGGCGATGCTCCAGCTCGCCGTCCGGCGCGGCGATGAGGTGACGGCCCGGAAGATCCGCGGCTGGCTCGCGCGGGATCTCGTGTTCGGGAAGGAGGCGGCCCGTGCCTGACGAGATCAGCGTACGGCTCGCCGCGCTCACCGACGGTTTCACGAACGACATGAAGCAGGCCGGGGAAGTCGTCCAGACCGCGGGCGACCAGATGGCCGGGGGCATGGCGCGTGCGAACCACTCGACCGAGTCGCTCATGGGCACCCTCGTCAAGGGCCGGGAGGGCCGGCACCTGCGCCTCATGGCCCTCGAATTGGGGTCCCTCGCGGGCGAGGGGACGACCGCGGCGCGCTCGATGTTCTCCCTCCTCGGCTCCGCGCAGGCGCTCGAGGAGGGGCTCGGGACCATGGGCGGGGCCGTGGGGCTGGCCGTGGCCGGGATCGGACTCGCCATCACCGCGTTCGTCGCGTGGACGGAGCACACGAAGAAGCAGGCGGAGGAGCAGCACAAGCTCAACGAGGAGGTCCGGAAGTTTCACGAGGGCGCACTGGTCGCGACGAACTCGCTCCGGGACTGGCTCGCCGCGGGACACGAGCTGCCCGCCTGGCTCCAGGCGACGTCCGCCGGGCTCGATCGGTCGTTCAGCGCGCAGCACCGGACCATGATCGACGACATCAAGGAGAAGATCCGGGACCTGAACGACGACACGGTCAAGCACACGGAGAACACCTACAAGAACGCGACGGCGATCAACGCCCTCAACCTCGACATGCTCTTCCTGATCCGGACCGGGCTCACGTTCACGGAATGGCAGAAGAAGGAGATCGACAACGAGAAAAAGCTCGCGGACGCGATCGCGCTGCGCGCCCGGATGACCCTCTCCGGCGCGCAGGCGGACGTCAACGCGATCGAGATGCTCGAACGCTGGGACAAGAAGCAGGCCGCGACCCTCGCGACCATGGAGCAGGGGTACGAGCAGTTCTCGAAGAGCGTCGGCGCGACCCTCGTCAGCCTCGCGAATTCCCACGAGAACTTCGGGAAGGCCGTGGTCCGGGAGGCAATCCGCAGGGGCGAGGAGATCCTCGCGAGCAAGGCAATCCTCGCCTTCCTCACCCTGCTCACGGGCGGCGGTGCGGGCGGCCTCTTCGCCGCCGCAGGCGCGCTCCAGGGGACGACCTCCGCGCTCAGTCTGGCCGAGCTCGCCGCCGAGACGGCCGCCCGGCAGGGCAACACGGCCCTCGGACCGGCGCACTAAATGGCGCAGCGCCCGGGTATTCGGATCAAGTACCGGCCGGTCCGGCCGGCGACCGCGAAGCAACTCTCCTGGGTTGGCACGCAGGGCGACGCAGGCCGGCGCGGGTGGTGGCCGGACTTCGGAGCCTCGCCGGACGCCGGATGTACGAACCTCTCCGGCGCCGTCGCGTGGGCGGGCCGGATCGCGGCCGTGGGATCCTTCGCGAACGTGGGGGCCTCTGCCCGGGCCGGGTTCGCGATGTGGGACCGGTTCACGGGCGCGCTCGACGACGCCTTCACGATCACGTTCACGGGCGGCCCGCCGACGACCCTCGAGACGGACGGGACGTGGCTCTACCTCGGCGGCTCCTTCACCGCGCTCACGATCACGCCGAACGGCGGATCCCCCGTGGCGACGGGAAGCCTCTCGGGGCTCTGCCGGATCAGCTATGCGGGGGAGGTCGACACGACATGGCTCCCGGCGCTCAACGCCTCCGCGAACCTCGCGGTGCTGCGGTACAACCCCGTGAACGCCTCGCTCTACATCGCGGGGGACGCCCTCACGACCGTCAACGGGACCGCCCGCGCCCGGCTCGCCGAACTCCCGATCGTGTCCGCCTCCCCGGTCGTGCCGACGGCGTGGGACCCGGAGCCGGACGCGGCCATCCGGGCGATCGCGATCGACGAGGCGAACCAGAAGGTCTACCTCGCCGGGCAGCACACGACCCTCTACGCGGTCGCGCACACCTATCTCAATCGCCTCACCATGACCGGCGCGGGCGCGGTGGACTCATGGGCGCCTGCCCCGAACGCGCAGGTGATATCGATCGCCTATGATACGGCCAGCGGGTACCTCTTCGCCGTCGGCTCCTTCACGCAGATCGGGGCCGCGGCCGTTGTGCGGAACCGTGCGGCGGGTCTGGACTCGAACGCGAACGCGATTGCCTGGAATCCGAACCTCAACCTCGACGGCCTGGCGGTCGCGGTCTACCGGAACATTGTGCTCATCGGCGGGTCATTCACGACCGTCGGGGGCGTCGCCCGGCTCGGCCTCGCGGCCGTCGGAGTCGACAACGCGCTCCGAGTCTGGGACCCGTCCACGAACGGCGACGTCGACCAGATCCTCCTCGTGGACCGGACGGCCTACTGCTTCGGGGCGTTCACCACGATCGGGACGGGATCGACCTCCTTCGCCGCGGCGGTCCCGTATCCGATATTCACGAACTCGAACACAAAGTATGTCGCGAAGACGGGGAGCGACGGGGCGGCCGGGACGCTGGGCGCTCCGTACCTCACGGTCGGGTTCGCCCTCGCGCAGCTCGCCGGGGCCTTCACCTATGTCGTCGTTCTTGATTCCGGGACGTACGGGGAACTCATCACCGTCACCTACTCGGCGAACGAGGAGGGCGGGCTCTTCGCGGCTGACGGGCAGACGCCGATCCTCACGCAGTCGCGCGGCGCGGTCCCCGGGACGTATGGGGCCCGGGCGAGCGGCCGGACGAAGTTCTCGGCCGGGGCCGGGGCCACGTTCATTTACGTCTCGAAGCAGGGCAACGATGGCACGGGCGCCCGGGGCAACTCCTCCCTCCCGTATCTCACGATCACAGGAGCCCTCGGGGACGCCGCGCGCGTGGCGAACGACACGGTGCAGATCCAGGACTCGGGCCGGTACGCGGAGGCCGGCGCGATCGCGGTCGGGGCGAACGCCGTGACGATCCAAGCCGCTGCGGGACAGACGCCGATCGTGACGAACACCGCGGCCTCCGCGATCCACGTCACGATGAACGCGGGCGTCTCCGTGAAGCTCTACGGGATTATCTTCGAGGAGAACGCGACCGGGAGCCTCCCGAGTCAGGACCTCATCCACCCGACGGGGAACCTCGAGCTCTACGACTGCACGGTCCTTGGGGCGGCGACGGCGGTGAGCAGCTCGGGCAACACGAAGACGCTTGCGATCGTGAACTGCGCCTTCCTCAACTCCCAGAACTCCGCGCTCATCATCGGCGGGACGACTGAGACGTTCACGGTCACGAACTCATACTTCGCGAACTGCACGCTCACGGGGGGGAACGGGGTCATCAACGTCGGCGGGGCGGGGGTGGGGACGTTCACCATGACGAGCTTCACGATCGAGGACGTGGCGAAGGGGGTCGCCGCGATCTACCTCGGGACCGCCGGAGGCGTGACGACCGCGATCACGATCAGCGGGGGGATCATCCGGAGCACGGCCACGAAGCCGACGGCGTCCGTCGGGATCTCGAACCAGATGGCGGGGGGCGGCTCCTGCGCGATCTCGAACCTGCTGATCTCCAGCCTCGGCTCCTGCGGCATCCTCGACAACGGCGCGGCCGGAGCCTGCGCGCGGACGTATAGCACGATTGTTATCGAGGAGTGCGGGAAGACCAGCAACACCGCGGCGGGCCTCAATAACTTCACGCTCCAGGTCGCGAACACGGCGACCGTCACGCTCACGAGCGTTCTCTCCATCGGATCGCAGGGGGAGGGGTTCGCCGTCGCGGGCGTCACAGCCGGCGCGGTCAAGTTCGACCGCTGCGTCGCGATCAACGCCCGGCTCAATGGATATCACCTGCTGCAGAACAACGCGGGTACCCCCCAGATCATCAAGATGTATTCCTGCCTGGAGTACGGCTCGGGGATGAAGGTCGCTCTCGAAAACACGGGGACGGTCGGCGTGATCGGCGTCAGCGGGTGCGTCTTCCAGAACCCGCAGCAGGGCCTCGCGGGTGGGATATATTCCGTCTACAACGAGCCGCACAACGTCCCCGCCGGCACCTCGACCTTCGTCGTCACCCCGCCGTTCGCCGGGACGTACGTCGGCCCGAACGGGAACCTCTATATCGCCTTCCCCGGGTCGAACAACTTCTTCCCGACGACCGCCTGGTCGGTGAACGCGGGGACTGCGACCTACACGCTCACCGTCGGCGGGTCCGCGATGCAGGTGCTCGCGAGCTACTTCTGGACGCCGTCGACGACCGCGATGGTGACGATCACCGGGGGCGTCGACACCGTCATCACCGACCCCCTCTTCCTCTCGACGGTCCCCAAGCAGGTCAACGCCGGCCTCTCCGCGCTCTCCGCGGCCGTGGACTGGAACGTGGCCTCGGGTGCGGCGAACATCCGGACGAACGCCGGGATCCAAACGCCCCTCCTCATCCTGAGCACCGCAGCGAAGGGGTTCTCGATCGACGGGTTCACGTTCACGGGGGACCTCAACTTCTATGACGGCGTCCAGATCGCCCGGAGCATCGCGACGCCGCTCTATGTGAGCTATTGCGACTTCCAGGGGCTCGGACCGCAGGGAATCCAAGTCGCGAGCCGCGCCACGATCGAGCGTTGCCGGTTCACCACGAACGGGATCGCCTGCAACGTCTCGGACGCCGGATGCACGGTGCGGCAATGCGTCGCGAGTCAGTGCGACGGCGCGGGATTCCTCATCTACGCCGTGAACAACGTGGTCGAGCACTGCACCGCCTTCCGCTGCGAGTACGGGCAGGTCGATCTCCTCGGGGCGACGGATACGATCAGCCGGGACAACGTCTATGCCGGGAACTACGCTCTCGACTACCAGGGCGTCCGGCCGCAGACGGACTCCGACATCGCGGAAATCAGCGCGGGCGCCGAGATCTCCGGTTCGCGCCGGGACCCGCTCTACCGGAACGTCCGAGTCGGGACCGTGGATCTCCGCCTGCAGGCGGTCGAGGACGGCTTCCCGTACGATTCCCCGGCGAAGGGGCTCGCGCACGACGGCCTCGACGCCGGGGCGTACGCCTTCGCCTACCCGCCGCTCGTGACCTCGTGGACGCTCCTCGACTTCGACACGACCGGATGGTACAACCCGTTCACCCTCGCCACGGACCCGGAGGCGATCAAGCTGACGGAGGGCGACACGTTCGGCCTCCGGAAGTACAGCGAGGGCGCGGGGTTCATGAAGCGGTACGACCTGGAATGGGGGGCGGACGCGATGATGGGGACCGACCAGGTCGAGGCGCTCATCGATCTCTACACCTACGGCGTGGGCGAGTGTCAGATCAGCTTCGACGGTGGGACGACTTTCATCCCTGTCCGGCTCAAGCGTAGCACGTCCCTCGGCCGCTCGCAGCTCCAAGGGCTCTACTATTCGTCCGACCAGGTGCCGGAGCCGATCCGCAAGCTCTCCTTCTGGGAATCCCCCTGATGGCGACCGTCCGCACGGCGACCTTCCTCGGGGTCGACATCACCGACCGGGTCGTCTCGTGGGGCACGCTGGAGCAGGTCAAGGAGGTGCTGCTGGCCGAGGCCACGATGTTCACCTCCGAGCACTCGATCCAGGTGATGAACGAGGGCGGCGCGTTCACGTCCGACGGGCCCGCGTCGATCGTCCGGGGCCTCAACTGGTACGGGCAGATTCTCACCGTCACGCTCGACGGGCAGCTCGTCTACGCCGGCCGGGTGCGGAATATCCAGATCTCCTCCGACGCGGGGACCGCGACGATTGTGAGCGACGACGTCATGAAAGTCCCGGCGCAGGAGCCGTTCGTCGGGTCGGGGCAGAACGCGAACCCGGGGGACGTGCTGCTCGCGATCGCGCGATCGGCGCTCCCCGAGGAGTTCATCGACGCCGCCAGCTTCAAGGCCAGCGGGGGCCTCGCGCGCACCGCGGGCGCGACGATCTCCTACGAGTTCAAGGACGATTCGAGGGCGTCCTGCATGTCCGCGATGCAGGAGATCGCGCGGCTCTGCTCGATTTCCGTCTACGTCTCCCGCACACTCCTCTCCGCCCGGGTCTTCCGGCCCTACCAGGGACAGGGCTCCGGCCTCAAGCAGGACATCGATGAGACGGTCATTCGCGCGATGCCCTCGCAGGGATACGACGCCCTCAGCTTCGTCAACCGCGTGACGGTCGGATACACCGGAGGATTCACGGAGACGGTGAACGCGCTCGACAGTCAGCGGGCGAACCGGATCATCCGGCCCATCACCTACGGGGACACCGAGACGGTGTTCGCCTATGACCGGGCCAGCGCGATCTACTTCGGAAACCTCTGCCTCTCCCGGTCGAGCTACCAGCGCCGGATCTGCGAGGTGACGATCGGGCCGACGATGAACCCGGTCGACATGGGCGACCGCTTCCCCGTCACATCCTCGCGGTTCGGGCTCGTCGCCATGCCGGCGGAGGTCATCGAAGCCCACCGCAACCCCGACCAGGACGAGGTCACGCTCAAGCTCGCGGAGCTCTATGACCCGCATATCCCCCCGCTCTTCCCGGTCCTCAACACCCCGCGGTTCGTCTTCGGCGCGCCGTCGCCCTATGGCGCGATCGTGCTCGCGAACGCCCCGGCCCTCTGGCAGGGGGACCGGGAGGACACGGGGACCGTGGCCGCGGACCTCTCTGGAAACCACCGGGACGGCGCGTACGTCGGCGGTCCGCTGCTCAACCAGACGGCGCTCGTGAACGACCCGACCGGGTACCCGACGAGCTCCTCCTTCCGCGCGGCGGCCGGGAAGTACACCCGGATCCCGAACGCGGCGTGGATGAACGTCGGGACCGCGATGACCCTCATCAACTGGATCAGCCTACCGGGGGTGAACGGTGCCCACGACCGGTACCTGATCGGCTGCGCCGAGCTCTCCCTGGCGACCGGGTTTGCGATGTACAACTTCATCGGCGAAACGCGGCTGGCGACCCTCTACCACACCACGGCCGGCGGCAACCACATCGAGCGCCTCGGCGCGGGGGACATCACGACCGGGGACAAGACCATGATCGCCATGACGTACGACGGCCTGCGGGTGCGGGCGTATATCGGCCGTCCCTCGACCGGGCTCGTCCTGGACTTCGCGGGCGCCGCGCACGGGAGTCCGGAGCCGATCAACGCGGCGACGCAGGACTTCTGCGTCGGCTCCTATCCGGACGCCGCCGGGGCCGAGAGTGACGGCCTGCACGAGGACGGGATCCTGTATTCCGGCCTCTGCATGAGCCTGGCGCAGCTCGCGGCCATCTACAACGCCGGGAAGTAGGCCGGGGGCCGTTTTGACGCGCCCCGGCGTGGCGTGGTAGCGTTCACCCGACCAGAACACCGCCCCCGGGCGGAAGGAGCCGAATGTGGAATAAGCCGGTCCGATCGCTCGTCGCCGCCCTCTTCCTCCTCGCCGGCCGTTCCGCCGCGGCCCTCCCGCGGACCGTGACCGACGCCCAGCAGGCGTACATCGTCCACCAGCCGTTCTCGATGAACCTCGGCTTCTCGTCCACGAACACCGGGGTCCTCCTGCCCTTCAAGATCGACCCGTCGACGGGCGGCCTCATGGTCACGCCCGTCAGCTCGAGCACGGCCGCGAGCGTCTCGCAGTCGACGAGCCCGTGGATCGTGTCCATCTCGACCGCGTCCTTCGGCGGCGCGGCGACGAAGCCGATCTGGGTCACGCAGACTGGGACCGGGGGCGCGACAAACATCTGGGGGACGGTGACCGCGAACGCGGGGACCGGCACCTTCACCGTATCCCTCACGGGCCAGCCGAATGCCACGGTCACGGCGAACGCTGGCACGGGGACGTTCACGGTGTCGCTGACGGGACAGCCCAATGCGACGTTCAACCAGGGCATGGCCGCAGCGAATGCTGCCGGATGGCTCATGACCCTCTCCGTGACCGGGGCCGCGACGGGGGCGAGTGACGTGTGGCCCTTCCATGTGTCGTTCTCCAACACGCTGCCGGGGTATTCCTCCGCGAACGCGGCGTTCGTACAGCCGCAGAGCGGGGCGCAGGTGCCTTTCAGTTTTAGCATCACGGGTGTCGGGTCGATCACGAACACCTGCTATGTCACAAGTTGGACACTCTCTACCACGGGGTCGCAAGGGTTCATCGACTGCCGAGGCGCGGCGTCCATCACGATCAAGGTGGATAACAAGGTGGCAACGGACCACGCGGCGTATGGCGGGCAATCCTCGACTCTGTCGTGGGACAGCGCGTTCGGCGGCTATCTTCCGACAACCGCCACCGACCCGTTGTGGAATGATTCGCTGTCCCCGTCGAACGTCATCATGACGAGCGGAACGTATGTCATTCCCTCGCCCCCGCCCTTCCTGCGACTGCGATGGTTTGGGCCGACGCCGGTCGGTGAAGGGCAGACGCTCAGCATCAAGTACACGATCAACTTCAAGAACGGGGGGTCAAACATCTTCGAGGCGGGGCCGACGCCGCCGATGCACGGGCCGACGCCCTGATGCGTCGTATTCTCGCGGCGATCCTATTCGCTGCTGGACCCGCATTCGCGTTCACCGGAAGCGCCCCATGTCTCGGCATGAAGGCAACCTCGTTCGGTGGATACGCGGCGTCACTCGACGACGACGAAAAGGATTACGTCACCTACGTCATCACGCCGAACGCCACGCTGACGCCGGACGCCGCACGCGGGTCGGGCGTGGCGACGTTCACGCGCACGACGGGTAGAACATATGTCAATCCAACCACAGGACTACTCGTGCGAGGAATCTCCGGGGAAGTGGGGATCGAGGCGAATGGGATCATCATGGAGCCTGCTGCCACGAATGATCTACAAAACAACGACAAGTTGAGCGGCACCCCATGGATTGCTACGAACATGACGGCGGCGTTCACGTCTACTGGACCGGACGGCGTGGCGAACAACGCAACCCGCCTGACGGCCACCAGCGCGAACGCGACCATCTACGCGGACATTACATCGTCGAACGCGGCTCGGTCGCAGTCTCTCTGGATTCGCCGGATCACTGGAACGGGGAATATCGACATGACGATTACCCGCGACGGAAGCATGTGGCTCACACTCACCGTCACGGGATCGTGGATGCAAGTGCTTGGGCTGCAAAACATCACAGCCAAAGACCCGCGCTTTGCCATTCGGATCGTGACGAGCGGCGATGCCGTTGACGTGTGCCTCTGTCAGGATGAGGCTGGGGTAACCTCCACGTCGGCCATCATCACGGGTGGTGGCGTGGTCACGAGGAACCGCGATGCCCTGACGCTCGTATCGGCAGGAAACGTGATGTACCCCGGATCGCTGTTCACAATTTCGGACGTGAACTTTGTCAGCGGGGGGGCACAATATACGATCACTACGGGATCAGGGGGCGGTATCACGCAGGGCGTACACAACTCCATGACGGCCACCACTGGCGTGTCCGGAATGGCGGGCACTACCGCTTCGGCCCAGTGGAATATCGCGGGCGCAACATTTGTAGTAGGGACGAGATTGGCCCTTGGGCAGTCTTACACGACCAACCTGACGAAAGCATTTAGCAGCGGCAAGCAAGTTGGTGCAACCGATACGGTCTGCGCGATGCCGGATGGTTCGACGGCCAATACGACGTTTGGAGCCGTCGGGAGCGGCGGTAGCCCGCTGCGCGGCCACGTCTACCGCGTCATCTTCTACGCGGCCCCGCTCTCTGTTGTGGACGGATCGGTTCGCACGGCGAGTACATTGTGACCCGCTGCCTGCTGCTGGCCCTGCTGATGGCCGGATGCGCCACGGGGCCGCTGGTCCTGCATCAAGGGGATGTCCTTGATACCGGCACCGGCCATGTGACGCGGAAACACGGTGACGGGCAGGACGCGGCGGCGCTGTTTGGCGGCATCCTCGCTGTCGTCATCGCGTTGAATGTGGGAAAACGATGATCGATCTCGACGCGGTAGGGCTGTACCGGATGGCGTTGGCGCTGACGGCGTTCTGTTTCTATATGTGCCTCGGCGGTCCGGTCGGCGTGGGCGGGAGGGGACGGTAATGCCCGACGACCAGATGCCCCCCGGCGGCGGTGAGCGGCCCGCGATCCGGTTTGCCGTGGCCGACGCCCTGCGGCGGGAGCGCAAGACCATCGCCGCGGCCGTCTCGGCCGCCCTCGGCACGGCGGTCGTCCTCTTCGGGATCTACGACCGCGTCCACGCCTGGCGCGTGAACGAGATCAGCGGGATCGTCGAGAAGGCCGTCACGGCGGCGGTCCAGCCGTTGAAGGACGAGCAGGCGAAGCAGGCCCTCGCGCTGGCGGTACTCCAGACGCGGCTCGACGACATGAAGGCATGGCGCGTCTCGATGAGCCACGGCAACGGCGAGGCGTCGGTCGCGGTCGGGGCCGGCCGCGGGCAGTAGTATGATGGCATTGTTTTCAGACCCACACGCGGCCCTCGGGCCGAAGGAGCACGACGAATGAAGAAGACCCTGATCGCAGCGGTCGCGCTGCTCGGCCTCTGCGGCCGGGCGCTGGCCGTCACCACGAGCACGCCCGTCCAGCTCGACCACGCCCTGTCCGTCTCCGGCTCCGTCTACGCCGTGACGCACGACGTCACGGTCATCGCCCTGCCCGCGGGCGAGACGGAACTCAGCATGATCTGGTCCTACAGCACGAACGGCGCCGCGCAGCCTGGGGGCGCGTTCAGCTTCACGCGGAGCACGAACGGCTCCACGCTCGGGACCTTCCGCCACTTCCTGCCCATGCAGTCGGGGGTCGAGTACACCCGGCATCTCCAGGTGCCGACCGGCGGGATGAACCTCTACATCGTGGACGCTTCCGGGTCCGCGCCGTTCTCGAACAACCTGCTCGCGACGAACGCGTTCATCTGGGTCGAGACGCGCAAAGCCTTCGGGCACACGCCCGCCAACACTCGCTAAGGAGGACCCCATGCCCGACCAGGATCCCGCAGCCTCGACCGGCTCGAAGTCGATCTTCCAGAGCAAGACGATGATCGTGAACACGGCCATCCCGGCGGCCCTCGCGATCACGGCGCTCGTCTCCCCGCACGCCGCCGACCAGGTGAAGACCTACGTCGCGGCCAACCTCGAGGGCGTCATCGCCCTGTGGGGCGCGATCAACATCGCGCTGCGGTGGCTCACCAAGGGCCGCGTCTCGTTGTTCGGTTCGGACTCCTAACCCTTCCGACGCATGACTCCTGACGACCCCCGGGGCGCGGCACCCGCCGCCCCCGGGGCGGCTCGCGTCCCGCCCTTCATCGGCGCCGTCCACGGCGTCGACATCAACCACGACGACGACATCGACTGGCCGGTCCTCTACGCCGCCGGCTCCCGGTTCGCCTTCATCAAGGCGCGGGAGGGCGTGACGTTCGCGGATCCGGACTTGCGCGAGAACTTCGAGGCCGCTCGAGCTGCCGGGTTCTGCTGCGGCGGGTATCATTTCTTCCGGCCGCTGGCCGACGTCGCCCGCCAGGTGGACGCCTTCCTCGCGGACCTGCGCGCGATCGGCGGGCTTCAACTCCAGCCGGTCCTCGATCTGGAGTGGTGCGGGAAGGACGTCACCGGGGACGGCACGGGGGACGACTGGACGCGGCTCACGCTCCACGAGCGCCGGCAGGTGATCTCCCAGGCGCTCAACCACGTCAAGTTCGCCACGGGCCGGCGGCCGTTGATCTACTGCGGCCGGTCGTGGGTCGACGAGCAGCTCGGCGGGTGGATCCCGCCGGAGGGCATCGCCCGGCTCTGGGTCGCGGACTACCGGCCCTATCCCCCCGCGATGCCCGCGCCCTTCTCGCAGTGGGAGTTCTGGCAGTACGGGGAGGAGCGGATCGCCGGCTGCGACCACGCGGTCGACGTGAACTGGTACGCCGGCACGGAGGCCAGCCTGCGGCAGATCCTCCGGCCCCTCGCGTGAGCCGCCCCGTCGACGCCTCGCTGGTCGCCTGCCTGCGGGACGTCCACCCCGAGCTCGCCGCGGAGCACGGTCGCCCGCCGACCCTGGCCGAGGTCATGGAGCTCATTGGGGAGGAGCGGACCGCGCCGACGGTGCGGTACAACCTCGGGCGGCTGGGGCTCCCGCTGACCGACGGGCGGGCGGTCCGGCGGACGGGGGCGGCTTGACAATGGCCCGTCATCTTGTTTACAGTGTCCTCCGTGGCATTTAGACCGTCCCCCCCGCCTCCGGGCACCATGACGATGACAGATGCCTCCAAACGGCTCAAATTGAGCCGCCCCTACCTCTACGGCGTCATCCGGGGGATGGGGATCGTCCCCCTCCTGGAGCCGTCCCGGGGGGACGGCAAGCGGTGGCGGTCCCGCCGCCGGCAGCTCCTCACGGACCGCAACCTCCGGGACATCCGGACGAGGCTGTCGAGTGCCTGAGCAGCGAGTCCGGATCGAGGACGGCCGGCAGCGGTTCTCCCACGTCCCCTTCCCGCTCATCAACGCCATGCGGCAGGGGCTCGTCCCGATGGCCGCGGTCGCGCTGTACGCCGCCCTCGACCAGTACCGCGACCGCCAGACGGCCCGGGCATGGCCGGGCATCCGGGCGCTCGCGCGGGACATCGGACTGAGCCACGGGCGCGTCCATCAGCTCCTCCAGGACCTCGAGCGCGCCGGGTTTATCACGATCGAGCGGGACAAGAACCCATCCCGACCCGCCGTCTACACCCTGCGGTATGCGCCGCCCCCGAAGCCCGCGAGGGGCAGCGGATCGCGTCCAGCCGGTTGGACGCGTCCAGCTCGTGTCCACCCCGATTTGGTGTCAGCACCACTGACACCGCTAGGGGTTGATCCTCGTGTCCAATCGCCTATAAGTACTTCATCCATATCTTCGGAGTTCCATGTGAACCAGCCCGCCGCCCGCGGGAGTGGTTCGGAGCCGGACCCGGACCCGGTCCGGACCGCCCGATTCCGCCGCCTGGTGGAGGACCGCCGCCGGAGGACTTGACGCGCCCGGGGGTAGCATGGTAAACAAGATGCAGACCGCCGCAGGGTGCGGCGGTACTTGTGATCGAAAAGGAGAACACGATGAGCTATGCGAAGCGTTGTGAAGAGAATGACAATGTGCCCGCCGCTTGTGAATCCACTGCTGTAATTCCTTCAATCACGCTCGCCGACGGCGAGGCGCTGGTCCTCCGGACATGCCGCCAGGACATGACGAGCCACGACGATTTCACCTGGCCGAACTCCGGACCGGTCGCGGCGCCGGACTGGAGGAAGGACGGCGAGTGCGGCCACGGCCTGCACGGGCTCCTGTGGGGAATCGGCGACGGCGGTCTACTGAACTGGGCCGAGGATGCGATCTGGCTCGCGGTGAAAGTGAAGGCGGCTGAGTGCCAGAACCTCGACGGAAAAGTGAAGTATCCCGCAGGCGAGGTCGTCTACTGTGGCAAGCGTGAGGAGGCGGTCGAGCTCATCATGCGCCACCTTCCGGACGCCGGGATGAAGGCGGGGATGGTGTGTGGGATCACCGGCGCGACCGGGGACCGCGGCAGCGCCTCCGCGACCGGGTACCTCGGCAGCGCCTCCGCGACCGGGGACCTCGGCAGCGCCTCCGCGACCGGGGACCTCGGCAGCGCCTCCGCGACCGGGTACCGCGGCAGCGCCTCCGCGACCGGGGACCGCGGCAGCGCCTCCGCGACCGGGTACCGCGGCA